ATGCCAGATGAATATTCGCTATCAGATGTGCTGGAGAGGATCTACCAGAATCAGCTTGGGCTGGAGGCAGCACTCATGGAACTGACGCTTCAAGCCGAAAAACAGGGGCTGGCCGAAGTCGGGGAAAATGTTCGTGGAAGCTTGTGGAGGATTGGAGAGAACGCCGGCCACATCAAACAAGGCTTGGCAAAGCTTCGAAGTAAAAATCTGTGAGAGCCAACATCCACATCCGAGAACGCGTTGGAGGGTCAGATCTGAGCCCCTTCAACTGGCGCCGTGAACAGCTGCAACTGGCCAAGAGACTCCTGTGGCGTACGACAGCTAACGGCCAGAAGCTGCCATTTGGAGTCGGGTCGTTTGCGGCTAGTAGTGGCTCCTCAGAAATTATCTGAACACGTCAATGATTTTAGGCATTCGATTCGACAACCTCTATACGCCAGAGCCCTATTCTCAAAATTTCCACCCACTGTGATAACCGTCCGAGGCGTTAAAAACACTAAAAATCACACGTCTCATGGATAAGTGTTTCAGTAGCGATTTTTAGTGCACGCCAGCATTGAATGTCGTAATCTGCAACGTTGTGAGGCCTCGATTCAGGATCAAAGTAGGCTTGTCGAACTGGAAACAATGCATCAGGGACTTAAGCATTGAACTCGATCATCAAAAATCCACTGCATTTTAAGCAGGCTCCAGCTCCTTCTGAGGAACTGGGGCCTATCGTGATGACGCTAGTATATAGCGTCAGTTATAAGTTCAATGCCATCATGTCGAATCTTAAGAGGTAGCGCTATGACGCCTATCGAAACTCAATTACTAGATGCTATCAAAACAGAAAAGCCCCTAATCCTGTTTCTCGGCCAGAATTATGCCAATACTACAAATTCAGACCCGATCCTCGCCTCTCTATTAACGAGAAAAAAAACGTCACAAGCCACTAACATCGGATGGCCCGCGGTCTTGGAGATTGAAAATCTTACATGCTCAGACTACGAATGGCTTTCCGAACGCTGTGAAAGGAATGTGTTACCTGAATCTCTCGCAATAAACTTTGATCTGCCATGGAGCGGAATATTTACTACCTCCATTGATCAAACCATCACGAGACATCTCGAGACTCGCGGTAGAATTCCTGAAACCATCCTAGCAAAAGATCATTATTCAAGAGTACCTCGGAGTCGATCTCGACCGCCGGTACACTATCTTTTTGGAAAGTTGAACGAAACTGAGCCAGACTTTCGGCCGCCTACCAATCAACTGGAGCTTTTGCAGCGGATCAGTATCCATACAAACGCCTTGCTGAACAGGATATCTGACACTGTAACACCTGTAGGTTTTCTAGTAGTAGATGGTTATGATCCTGATGCGGACTGGCTACAAATTGATACACTCCTCGCCCCTCTATCTTTATCAATCGAACTAAAGATCATTTTTCTAGGCATAACAAATCCTCCAAAATCGGCTTTTTTTACCGCATTAGAAAGAAGAGGAAATATTCAGTGCGATCGGCGCAGCTTAAGTGAAATAACTCAAGTACTATTAAAAAGTGACGAGCCGTTATTTGGCAGCATTGATGGCGGCGAAGCGGGAACAGTAACCCTTGAAGGTGGAAAGATATTTTTGATTCCACCCGCACTTCGTTTACGAGTAGAGGCATCCGCGGCGGTAGTAGATGACACGTGGACAGAATCACAACCTTTGATACTAGGCAGTGCATTAGAAGAAGACTTTCGTAGCTTTCATGGCGGCTTTGGTGGCGTGCAATCCTTAGTAGAAGGGATAGCTAAATCCTATGCAATACACCGAGATTTTGAGATAGATCTTCAGAGCAAGGTTAACTACTACCTTAAAAACCCTGGCTTATTAGATAGTTATTTAACAATTCATGGGCAGTCGGGGACAGGTAAGACACTAAGCCTTGCTCGCATCGCTTTGTTTCTAAGAGAAAAGCATAAGCTTCCTGTGATTTATACTAAAGCGAGAATCCCCCATGCCAGTGATGTCGAGGATTTCGTTGCCGAGGCTGAGAAAGCAGGCGCTTCAAGCACAATCATAATATGCGATACTAATCAGTCTCACGAAAAATATAAGGAACTTGCAAACAGCCTGAAAAGCCGAGGAAGGCGATGTATAGTAATAGGTACATCCTATATCACCGAGGGTGTAAAAAAAGGAAATCGTCATTTCACTGAGGCACCAGCAAAATTAAGTCCCAACGAGCTAGCCGCACTTAAGTCTCTAATTAAAAGGTTTCTCCCGCAACAGTATAAGGACATCAATGTAGAGGAGGAAAATAAATACATTCTTGCTTTCTTATATCGCCACCTATCAATGAGTCGAGCTCGAATCATAGATGGGATCACGAACGAGGCTAGAAACACTGAGCATCTAGTTAGAATCCGTGCTCAATCCATGCCGCGTCCGGACAATCCTCAATATGCTTTAGCTTCGCAATTGATTGCTCTCGGTCTAGGATCATCCACTAGCAATCTTTTCGAGGACGAAATTGGAGACGAGCCTGCATTAGATTCGGCAGGAAAACTGATTGATTTTGTGATGGTTGTTGGGCGAGTAGATTGCCCAATCCCCCTTAACCTACTCTTGCGGGCACTCAATAGCGCTGAAAAAAACCTTAACTATGTACAAATTTCGTATTTATTCGAAGAACTCGATCTATTCAGATGGCACGTTGCTGATGCAGAGGGTAATGAATTACTAGTGCAACCTCGCCTTCGTCTAGAGGCCGAATTGATCTGTCGCCGCAGATTGGCTGAGCGGGACAAAGAATTCGATTACATCGTAACCATTATAGAATCCGTAAGAACGTCTCATGTAGACGGGCGCTCAGAAGTATCATTTCTACTTAATTTACTTAATAAGCTTCAGAAAGATGGCCCTCGAGGAAACGCATACAGGTTAGGCTTTCTTCGAATTGCTAATGCCCTTACTACGCTTCGTGTCAAACACAATGTAAATGATGCCAGCGTTATGCTCCAGGAATCTTCATTTCGACGCGCTGCGATATTTACTTCTGACCAAGAAGAGGTCGGTTCTACAAATAAAATTTCTGAGGAGAGCCGAGCAAACATACTCAATGAAGCTCGGGATATCGTAGAACTTGCGCTGAAAGAGATAGATGAAAAGCGTCTAAGGGCAAGCCGAAAAACCCAACAAAATTTTGCCGTCGAACGAGCATCGATATATGGGTATTTAGCTGTAGGCCTCGCAAAAACTTCTGCAGATGAAAGCGAAGTTTGGTCATATTACCTGGCCGCTAGAGCCGCCATATCTAAAGCCATGTCCGTGGTCAACAACCATTACCCTTTGGACATCGCGATTTGGGCGCCTATCGACATATTAAAGTGCGCCAATAGCTCACCCATGCACGAACTTGAGCTAAAGGCTGATGTCTACGCGGTCTTTGATCAATTAAATTCAGAATTGACAAACAAGCAGTCTGCAAAAATTCTCGAGCGGAAGTTCAAAGTGGCACGGACGCTTGGTTCAATTGAACTAGCCCAGGAAGCGTACGAGGAACTTGAAAGAACAAATCCAGCATTGGCCTTTTATTTAAAAGCGCGATCTATGTGTGGTGAGCTTTTTGACTTGAAGGGAGAAAAAATAAGTGGATCATTGCGAAGTCAAGCAGGTATAGCCGCCAAGTTTCTTTGGCTCCGCTTAGAGGCCATTCGCGAAGACGTCCGCGCACTACAATTATTGATCCAGCTTCTTTGGATAGAGAAGTCTGGCGAGATGATGCTACGTCGAGAACGATGCTCCATTCCAGTAGACAAACAATTCCAACAGAGAATACTCTCTTTGGTTAAAACGTTAAACAATGTCTCTGGTGAGTCGGCAAAGAACAACTATAGATTTTTGGAGGCCACTTTAGAGTGGCTGGTTGGAAGCGGTACGTATGCAAGAGAGCTCTTTAATAACTTATCAAAAGATACTGAGTTTGAGGACTCTTCACGCATAGTTAGGCGGTTGGTTCTAGAAGGAAGTTACAGCATTTACGGCGGATTCAAAGGTCGTATTGAAAAAAGTCGCGGCGCCGGGCACTGGACTATTTCGGTAGACGGGTTCACTAATACCGTTGACTTGCTCGCAAGAGACTTTATTAAAGAAGACCTTAGAGAGGGGCGCGAGATCCGAGACTTCAACATAGCTTTCAATCATTTAGGACCTATTGCAGACCCTCTTTCGCGTCAAGGAGCCCGCTCGTGAACTACAACCAACTCCAGATTAGCTACCTTGAACTCAAAAGGCGCCTATCTACGTCGGTAGGCGCAAGGGCCCTTCCAGAAATAACTGTTGCCCCGCCACATGGCACTGACGACGAACTCTCCTTTATTAGGCTTGTGATTTGGGGCTATGTCTTCCTCCAAGAATCAGGGAAGACCTCTATAACTTTCCTGAGGAAACTCCCCCCATGGAGCGCTGATGGCAGTGTGATCCTACCACACGTTCGCGCGCTAAGGACTTGGATGAGTCACAATTTAAGTTTTGAAAAAACTAGCGATGTTAAGACGATGGGAATTGCGTCCCACTGGTTTAGAGAGCAATGTGGAACTGGATCTCCCACAACTCCAGAACACTGGCACAAATGCTTTACTGCTCTTGCTACTGACTTACACGGCGTCCTTTTAAAAGCGATAACGGCCTGCGACTGTTTTGACGAGTCAGAAGATAGAGAAAAATTAATTGCACAATTTAGCTTGGCGATTGATCGGACTTGGGAAGCGTATCGCTTCGACAAGTACGCGACAACAGCAATGAATAAATTTGAGTATGATGGTTTAGACGCTACCGTTGTACGAACGGCAAACCTGGAAGCTTGGCGGAGAGTTGTAGCTTCCTCCATAGATGAGGCAGCGATAGAAAAAAACCTTACTCTTCGCATCGAGAGTGACATTCTGAAACTTATGGGAGACGCTCTACCACTCACGTCAACAACAATGCAGAGCCTATTTAAACCGAGAAACTCATCGGAACTTGTTGCTGCATTAATGCTAATCAAAACCTACAACTTCGAAAATGAATCTTTAGTTGATATCTTAGAGAACTTCGCGAAGTTATAATAAATTTTCTCCAATGAATCATACCCTCCGGAGAGCTTGCTCTCCGGTCGACAATCGCTCGCTTGAACAGCAGTGCACTTCGCATGACACCATGCGTTTTATGTAAAAAATCTGAGGAGGTGTGGGCGCAGCCCGATTTACATCCCAGAACTATAAAATATCGCTCGTCACTCCAACGTGCAAAATGAATTCAGCGCAGTCCGACAGTATTTTACGCAACTATTTAGATACGATTTATCGATAGCTATTAGCCGGTGCCGGTTGCTTGCTGATGTCCGCTAATGGCCGTTGGTGGTCGTTTGCCTATGTCCGCTTTTGGCCAATAGCAGTCCCTTGCGGGCGGCCGTTTTCGGCCGTAGGTTGCCGTCATGGTAGCTCGTCGCCTCACCATCACTTCCCGCCTTACCTCGACTACTGTATATCCAAACAGCACACAGCAAGGCCCTACCGTGGATCCCACCGAAATCGAAAACACCGACGAGTGGCTCGGCTGCCCGACGCCACTCGAAACTTGCCGGCACCAGCTCAAGATGTACGAGAACGAGTTTGAGGAACTGACTTTACAGCTGCGCCAGCAGCGCGAGCGCATCTACAAGCTTGTCCAGATGCACGCCGAGGCCGCGAATGAATGCGAAAAGCTCAGGGCGCAACTGGCCCAGGCGATCAAGGCAGCGGAAGAAGCCAGCCGGCGCGCTTGCGACATAGAAACCAAGAGCAACTGGGAGCTGATGGCGAGCAACAAGCACATCAGCCACCTGGCTGAAAGGCTGGAGGCTGCGACCGGGATCTCCGTGAGAACGGGACAGCCGATCGACCGCGGACCGGACTCACGCCAGCCATAGCCTTCAGCTCGACATCCAATGCATCACTGCCAGTACAACTGCGCCCCAGACGATCGTCATCAGGACGACGAATCCCGCGAGTTGCTTATCCAAAGGCGCTTCGGTGTTGCCGATTTATTGAGAGTGGTTCACTTCTGACCGGCCGGAGGCGCATTAGATCCCTGCTCGAGAGCGTGTATGTAGCCCTGGCACGCCTTCAGCGCGATCAGCCCCCGGTCGCCTGCGTCGGTGATGGCGACAATTTGTTGAGCAAACGCCGGGTCAAGCTCGGCTCGTACTCCTGCATGAACCACGCCGCTGGCGCCGGCGGCCTTTGGCACGTCACGGGCGCCGGCTGAACCTGCATCGAGGATGACTGACAGCCGCAGATCAGCAGTGGCAAGGCGATCGCGCAGGCGCGCCTGGTCTTTTTGGGCATCGCTTAGTTCCTTGTAGTGGGTTTGCTCGCTGGCCGACAGGCGCTGCTCGAGCGCCAGCCGCTTGTCCTGCTCGGCCTGCTGGGCGCCGGCGGCGGCCAAGGTCAGTTGGTTGAGGACTTTGCTATGCAGGCGCGCCTGCTCGGCCAGCCGCTCGCCGTAACGCCAACCCTGCACTTGCCAGGCCAGCGCGGCGGATCCGCCGGCAACGATGGCCAGCAGCACGCCCATGGCCAGCAGCCGGTACGGCGCCGGGATCAGTTCGCCGAGGCGCATAGCACCGCCCTCGCCCGCTCCCACAGCTGCAGACGATCCTGCAGGCCGTTCAGCCCGCCGTTGATCTTGCGGGTAATCTCCTCGAACTCGCCCTGGTCCGCCAAGGCATTCAGCCCGCGAACCCACCAGAACCATGCGGCCGACTCGCAGGCCCACTGAGGCAGCTCCAACAACTCAGGGGTGCGCAGCAGACGCTCGTCGCCGAACAGCGCCAGGCTGCAGCGCAGGTAGTTGTTGTGGCCGGTGACTTGGATCAGGCCCCGGCCCCGGTAGCGCTGGCCGTCGCCGTCGGCCTCGGGCGTGTTACCCAGTTTCGCGGCCAGGGTGCCGGTGTCGTACTTGCTCAGGTACTGGTCGCCGCCCAGCTCGCGCACGTAGTTGAGCTGGCCCGACTCGTGCCCGGCCTGGGCCAGGAACGCGGCCTGCCGCTTGGGCGTGTTGATCTGCCGGTGGTCCATCGCCGCGTTGAGCGCGGAAACAAAAACGCCCGCTTGGCGGCGGGCGTTGGGCATGATGCGTTGCAGCTGTTGTTCCGTCAGTGACATGGGGTTCTCCTCGTCTTTGGGGATGCGGCGCGACTGCTAGAGCTGAACGACCTTCAGCTCCTTCGCCGCCTTTTTCTTCTTGCCTTTGGCTTTCGCCTTGCCCTTCTTGCCGCCGTTGCACTCGACCGTCGTGCTCCAGCCGGCCTGGGTGAACACCTGTTCCACCGAGTCGACCAGGTACTCGCCGTCGAGCCCGAACTTGAAGCCTTGGGCGTTGATCGTCCGCTCGGCGAACAGGTCGGTGCGCCCCGCCATCTCCAGCCGGACACCGGCCGTGGAGCGGTTGAACGCGGTGAGGCGCGCCTGGGCGGCCGCTTCGGCGGCGGACTTGTTCGGGTGGATGTGGCGGTCGGTGTGCACCGGCGGCAGGCCGTCCGGCGACTCGTCGTTGTCGAGGGTGACCACGGCGAGCTTGCCGGTCTTCTTGTCCTGGTGCTTGGCGGAGACCGCTTTGTGGGTGTTACGGTCGCCCAGCCTGAACTGGAACCGGCTGACGTCAGGGCGCTGGATCGTCACCACGCCGAACGCCTTGCCCGAGGCGCTCTGTCCGCCCTGGCGCGGCATGACCAGCAACTTGCCGTCGGCGACCTTCGCCGTGCAGTCGTACTGCTTGGCCAGCCGGGTGATGAAGTTGAAGTCCGACTCGTTGAGCTGGTCGGCTCGCGGCACCTTGGTCTGCACCGGGCACACCGCCTGCCAGCCGTTGCGGGCGGCGACGTCGGCGACAATCCGCGACAGCGGCACGTTCTCCCAGCTACCGCTGCGGGTGGTCTTGCCGCTGCCGCGCATGTCGCTGGCCTTGCCGGTGATCACCAGCGTGTCCGGCGGACCGGACAGCTCGATCTCGTCGACGACGTAGCGGCCGATGCGTGTCAGCTTGGTTTCCGCGTAGCCCAGGTAGATCTCGATGCTGGCCCCGCGAGGAGGCAGCACCACCGCGCCGTCGCGGTCATCGATGCGTAGTTCGAACTCGTCGGACTCCATGCCGGGCTTGTCGGTGGTCTTGAGCTGCAGGAGCCGGTCGTTGATCCGCTGGGTGATGTCGGCGCCGTCGGCGACGACGCGAAAGGTTGGGGTCATGATTCCATCCAAAAGAAGGCCCGCACTGGGCGGACCGGTTGAGTCGATCAGCGGCAGGCAGGCAAGGCGTCAGCCCCACAGCATCACCTCGCTGTCGTCGGGCGGCGGCAGGTCCGGCAGCTCGATCACGATGCCGGCGCGGTACGGTTGCGGCTCGTCGGCCAGCCCCTGGTTGGCGTCCAGCACCGCCTCCACGGTGCCGTTGAGGTGCCCGTAGGCGTGGTAGCAAAGGGTGTCGAGCAGGTCTCCGTCAGACGTTCTGCAAGTCGTCGCCATAGCGCACAAGCTCCAAGGTGAACGCCTGCTTGCGCGGGATCCCGCCCTGCAGCAGCGCGCTCTGTTCTTCATCGATGTTCTTCAGGCACCAGGTGCCCAGCACGTCGCCGTAGCCGGTGGTCAGGGTCAGCGGCTGGAGCTGGGCGCCCAGGCTGCGCAGGGTGTCCAGTTGCCGGATGCCGCCCTTGAAGCCTGGGAAGATCGCCCCCTTGAGGGTGATCTTTTCCTCGCCGATGCCCACCCCCTGCTGCGCCGGCCGCCGGGTCAGGCGCTCCTGCGAGGCCCAGCGGTACTCCGTCGAGCGCCGCAGCTCGTCGAAGGCGGCGGTGTCCAGGTTGAAGTAGTACGGCACCGCCTTGGGATCCAGCGGCTGCATGATCAGCAGGTGCGGGAACGGCTTGACCGCCTCGGGCACCGGCGTGGCGTCGCCGGCCAGCGCACCGGTCGGCAGGATGTTGCCCAGCGAGGGGCTGACCTTGCCGGCGATCTTGTTGATCGCGGTGGACGCCCGTGCCGCCTGTTCCTTCAGCTCGCCCATGCGCTCGTCGATCTGCGACAGGGCGCGGGTGGCCTTGTTGTAGGTGGCCACCACCTGGCCGACCTTGGCCTGGGCGGCGTTCACCCCACGCATCACGCGCTGCAGCTTTTCCCCGACCGCCGGACCGACAATCGGGATGCCTTCAAGCTCCGAAGCCGCGCCGCTGATCTCGCTGATCGCGCCGTTGACCGGCCCCATCATGCCGTCCAAGCTGCGCCGCCCGGTCTCCCCTGCTGCCGCCAGTTGCTTGAGCCCTGATTGCAGCTGTTCCATGTAGGCCATCGGCCCTCCTTACACATGCGGTTCGTCGTACAGCGTGCGGTTCTGCAGCTGTTGCGTGGCCTGCTGCATCTGCTGCGCGATGTAGGGCTGCAGCTCCCGCGCCATCTGGGCCGGATCCTTGACGTCACCCTGCACGGTGATGTGCAGCGGGGTAGTGATCTCGACCCGTTGCTCGACCTTCGACGTTTCGGCCTTGGCCGCCGGGATCGGCGCTGCCAGCAGTGCCGGCGGAACCGGTGCACCGGCAGGCGCAGCCAGCGAACGGGCCACATCGCCCATCGCCGCGCCAGAGGCCAGCGGGCCGGTGGCTGGTTTCGGCGCAAAGGACCGGGCGATGTCGCCCATCACCGGCGGCAGGTTCTGCCCGGCGTTGGCCATCATCAGCGGCCCGGCATCCGGCACCCGCTTGAGCGACTCGTCGGTGCCGAACATTTTCTTGCCCAGGAAGCCGCCGGCCGCATCGCCGCCCAGGTAACCCAGGTAGCCGCCGATCAGGCCGCCGACGATGTTGCCGATGATCGGCACCGCCGTCCCGATGGCTGCACCGGCGGCCGCACCCGCCAGCGTGCCGGCCAGCCCGCCCGCCGCCTCGCCGTAGCCTTCGGCCTTTTCATCGCGGGTCTCGGCGTTCTGGTAAGTGTCCAATGCCTTGAGGCCGGCATCGACCACCGCCAGCGCCGCCGGGCCTTTCATGCCGTTGACGATCTTGTCCCTGCGACCGAGGCCGTCGCCCTTGCCGCCTTTGCCCTTCTTGCCGTCGCCACCGTCCAGGTCGCCGGCATCCAGCCCGCCGCCCTTGCCCGGCAGGTTGGTGACGATCACTTTCTGCGGGATGTTCGGGTTGCCAAGCAGGGTGCCACGCCCGAGGTTCATCAGGCCCTTGCCTATCTTGAAGGCGCTCGCCGCGCCCTTGAGCGCGATCAGACCGGCCACTGCCGCCCCTATGCCGAGCGTCACCCGTGGGAACTCGTCAGCCAGTCCCGAAAGCCTGCGGCTGACGTTGTTGATGCCGTCGGCCACGCCGTCGGTGACCGGCCGCAGCGCATCGCCGATGCTGCGCATGGCGTCATCCATGGACTGGGCCATCTCCGCCCACTTCTGCGCCGAGGTCTGCCGCCGCTCGGCGAGGTTCTTGTCCAGGATCCCGGTCGCACCTGCCGAGTCCTTCTTCAGTTGCTCGTACAGATCCTTGTTCTGCATGTACGCGGTCAGGGCGGCCTTGACCTGCATGTCGGCGAACAGGTCACCGGTGCGCAGGGCCTCCTCCAGGGACTTCATCATGGCCTTGGCCTTCTCGGGATCAGCCTCTTTGCTGATGGCAGCCGTGGCCTTGGCCATCTCAGCGGCCCGCTTGGGGTCGGTCGCCTCGATGTACTTCTGGGCCAGCGCAAAGCTGGACTCTAGCGTGGACTTGCCGTTCTGCAGTCCGGTCTGCATCGACCCCTTGTAGTCGATGCCGGCCTTTTCGTAGGCCTTGACCGTCTCACCGGAGCCGATCTTCTCCATCCAGTTCTTAAGGTTGTTGGCCGCCTCGTCCGAACCACCGGCCGTCTTCATCTGCACCTGCAGCATGGCGCCCAGTTGCGTCACCGAGTCCATCCCGGTGATGCCCAGCTTGCCCATGCCGGCCAGCAGCTCGGGGAACCAGCGGGCCATGTCGACCGCCTCGAAGCTGCCCGCCTGCCCTTGGTAGGCGATGGCCTCCAGCGCCTTCTGCATCATCGCCGGATCGGTGATCTTGGCGTTCTGCCCCAGGGCGTTGATCATCTTGGCCGTCTCGGCGCCCTCCGACCCCTGACCCACGGCGAACTTGGCCGCCGTCGGCGCGTAGGCCAGCGCCTTGTCCAGCTCCATGCCGGCACCGACCAGGGCGTTCACCACCTCGGCCACCTGGTTGCGGGCCATGCCCGTGTCGCGTGACGTGTCGATCACGGTCCTGGACAGCTGCTGCTCTTCGGGCGAGTTGGCGATGTTGGCCTTGATCGCGATGTCGCGAATGATCGCGCCGTAGTCCGCACTGACCTTGGTCGGGATGGCGACGGCGGCGGTCAGCGCGCCGGCCTGGCCGATGGAGCTTTTCAGGCCGGACCGGCCCTCCTCGATCTGCTGGTGGCCCAGCGCCTTGAGTTCGGCGCCGGCGGCAACGCGGCCCAAGGTGGCGTAGGCCTTGCTCAGGCGGCCGACCTCGACGCCCTGTTTCTTCAGCAGTTCGAGGTTCTTTTCGTACTTGGCCAGCAGCTTGCCCGCGCCTTCGGCGCCGGTCATGTGCGCCTTTCGCCACTCATCGCGCAGGCGCATCGTGTCGCCGATGGTGTTCTGCAGCACGCGGGCCTTCGAGCCCACGGACTCCAGGTGCTTGATCTTGCTTTCGACGTCCTTGAAGGCTTTGCCCACCGTCGGGTCGACGGCGCCGCCGATGACAAAGCCGAGCGCGAGGTTCTTCGCCATGTGCGTGCCTTATGCGTCAAAGGGGTTGAGCGGTGGCTCAGTCGGAGAGCCACCACACCAGTTCGTTGAAGGGCATGCCCGTGATCTCGGCCGCCGAGAACCCGGTCTCCCTGGTCATGCGTTTGGCCAGGGCCTTCAACGTGGTCACGTCAAACCTCGTCGTCCTCGACCAGGCGAAAGTAGCCGGCCTGCAGGCGTCCGTAGTCGACCATCTTCAGCGTCACCAGCTCCGCCTCGGGTGTCTGGGTCAGCGAGGCGAAGAGCGAGATCTCGCGCTGTTCCGCGTCGCCGTTGGAGGTGGCCTGCGCCGCACGCACGTCTCGCACGCAGGGTGCGCGCATCATCAGGGTGTCGACCTTCACGCCGTTCAGCTCGGTCGGGTACTTGAGGCTGATGCGCAGCCCCTCGTCGGAAAGCTGCAGCCACTTGGGCAGCGGCTTTGGGGAGGTCGGTTGGGTGTCTTGGTTCATTTCACTCTTCCTCAAAGGCCTAAGGCCGCACGTTCTTCAGCGAGGTGGTCGACGCCGTCGATCACCATCACCATGCCCACCATGTCGATCTCGAAGGCCACCCGGCCGCCGACTTCGAGCTTGTAGTAGGTCAATGCCATGTTGTGTTTGGTCTCGGCCTTTTCGCCCGGCTTCCAGTCGCCCATGTCGACCTCCTTGAGGCCGCCGCGCATGGTGACGATGACCGGGGTCACCTTGCCCTTGTAGCCCTTGAACGAGCCCCGGAACACCGCGTTGCAGGCGGTGCGGTCGGACAGGCCGAACCACTTGAGCGCCTCCCGCCGCACGCCGGTGGTGGTGAAACCGGCTTCGAGCTTCTCAGTACCGACCGGGATCTCGATCTCGCCGGCCATGCCGCCGCCCCGGTAGCTCTCCATCTTCAGCACCACCTTGGGCAGCGTCAGGCTCGGGACTTCGCCGGAGAAACTGACGCCGTCGATAAACGCCACGCAGTTGGACAAAACTTCAGGATTCATCAGTGGCCTCCTCAGGCGGGTTCAAGCACTTCGGTCATCCATTGGTTGGTGACCTCAAAAAGGAAATTCGGGTTCTCGGCCGGCGGCACGTCGGTGAAGCGGATCTGCCAGTACACCTTGCCCTGCTCGATCTGGCTGGCGGTGTTCAGCTCCTCGTCGGGGAACACCTCGAAGTTGATCACCGCGCCCTGGTTCTTCAGGTCGCGCATGAACGCCTCCAGGCCGTCGGTGACGTCCTTGACGTAGGTCTTGGTGATCGAGCGGTCGACCGCCCATTTGTGCCCGGCCTGCACCGCGTCCATGATCATGAACAGGGTGCGCACGCGGGTGACGAACGCCCATTTCGGGTCGCTCGACAGGGTGCGGTTGCCCCACAGCCGGTAGCCGTCGTCGCGGATGATCGTGGTGATGTTCGCGTTGTTGAGCAGGTTGGCCCGGCAGGTCTCGTCGCCGTCCAGGTACTCCACCGCCCGGCCGGTGCCGGTGATGCCGGTGAACTCCTTGTTCGACGGCGAGGCCCAGAAGCCGTACTCGGCATCGGTCCAGGCGAACAGGCCGGCCGCCCACGCCGAGCCCGGCGCGTCCACGGTCTTGCTCTCGGCGGTGTCCCAGTACTGCACGCCGGGGTCGACCATGAACAGGTTGCGGCTGCCGAAGTTCTTCGCGTAGGCCATCGCGGCCTCGTCGGTGGTGCCCGGCCCGTCGATGATGCCGATGGCCCGCAGCTTCTGCGCCAGGCCGTCCATGGCCGTGGCCACCGCCTGGGTCGCCGAATGTCCCGGCGCGATCAGCAGCCGCGGCTGCGCGTTGAACAGGCTCTTGCCGTCGAGCAGCGCCTGCAGGCCGGTGCGCTGCCCGGAGGTCAGCTCGCCGCCGATGATCGCCGACGTCTGCAGCGCCGGGTCGTCCATCTTCGGCACGCCGATGGCGACGATGACCACCTTGGCCTTGGCGTAGATCGCCTTACAGGCCTTGGTGATCGCCGATTCCGCGCCGAATGCCGCGATGGCTTCGCGCTCGGTGGTGATCAGTTTCAGCTCACCGGCCTTGGCCGTGCCGCCGCCGAGCACACCGGGGGTGAAGGTGTCGCACAGGCCGATGATCGAGGAGGACGGCAGCGAGATGGTGCGTGCGCCCGTATCGACCGAGGTGGTCGTGACGCCGTGGTAGAAGCTCATGAGGGTCAATCTCCAGAAACGAAAAGCCCCGCGTGAGCGAGGCTGTGGGGTTGGGTCGTGCAGGTTGTTGCGGACAGGAAAACGCCCCGACGGTGCGGGGCGTTCATTGCAGTTCTGGCGGATCCGGCGGCGTCGGTGCCGGCCAGCCCTGGTGGAGCAGCTCGTCGCGGTATTCGCCCGCCTCGATCAGGCGCAGCAGTTCCAGCTCGCGGTCAAAGCAGGCCTGCACATGGCTGCGCACCGCTGTGGCAATCGCGACGATTTCCGCCGAGCCGATCTCGACGAAGCCGGTCGCCGTCTTGAAGTTGCAGCGGTACTCCGGGTCGTAGATCGCGGCCAGCCCGGTGCTGGCGATCAGCGCCTGGCTGTCGCGGGTCGTCTCGATGGACAGCCCGTCGACCAGGACGCCGGTCGCTTCGCGCTTGAACCGCTCGGCCGCGACCAGGGCGGCCAGTTGTTCCGGCGTCATGACCGGCGCGTCCGGGGGCGAGAACCGCCAGACACCGCCGGACTCGACGGCCTGCCAGCCCTCCAAAGGGGGCGGCTCGATGCCATCGATGCAGACGAAGACCATCGACGGGTGAAACATCTTCGTGATATCCCCGTCCGTCTCGACCAGTTCGAACACCTCGCCGGCGCTCACCCGCACATAAACACTCATGTCCATTCCTCGATATCAATCCAACCGTCCCCGCCGTCGCCGCCCTTCAAGTTCGTTGACCAGGAAGGCTGAGCCACAGCCCCGCCGCCGCCCGCTCCTGGCACTACAGCAGGGGTGCCGTTGCCGCTCTGCGAGATGGAATTCCCGCCAGGGCCCATGCGGCCTGTGCCGCCCTCGCCCGAAACGACATACACCGACGACGGGCCGAGCAAACCACCACCGCTCTGCCCCTGACTGTTAGAGAGCGAGCCGCCGGTCGCGACATCAGAGTTAGGCGTTCGACCCAGGTACGACGGCGGCGTGACGTTCCCCACCAGTCCACCACCGAATCCACCGGGGGCCGAGGCAAGAGCCCCGAACGACGTGGCGCCGCCGTTGCCACCTTTGGCCGCCAGGGAACCCACGCCGCCTCGGCCCAGCGTCATCAAGACGCCGTTAAAACCGCTGGTGATCCAGGTGTCAAAGTACGCACCAGCACTCCCGCCACATCCGCCGGAAACCTGCCCGGCGCCTGTCGAGTACGCACCGCCGCCGCCACCGCCCGCACCCTCGCCACGAACCCGAGCCTTGTTGGTGCCGGGCGTTGCGTTGTAAACCTGCGTATAGCCCTGTGCAGAGCGGAAGCGTCGGATGCCCAGCATGCGGTTCGGAGCCATGGCGGCCTGCGCATCGCTGACCTTTTGATCAACCTGCGTCTTGCTGTAGCTGTCGGTGATGCCGTACCCCTCCAGCGTTGTCGGGTTGTCGCCCGACTCGACGATGCCCCGCTCGTTGACCTTGACCCGCGTGAACTGTCCGGCAGTCTTGTTCTTGGGCAGCACCTCCAGGATGGCCGCCTCCACGTAGGCCCGCGTGGCCAGCACCACCGCCGGATCGACCTTGAGCTGGATGTTGCCGGTGCTGGTGACGATGAAGTTCATCCGCACGATCTGCGTCCGGCCCGAGCCCTGCGACAGCAGCGGCTTGAAGCTCGGCGCGCAGTTGGCCACCGCCACCAGGTCGCCGTCGGCGTCGTAAAGGCCGATCTCGCGGATCCAGCGCCCGCCCTCGTCGGCCGGGATGACCTGCTCGGCGATCAGCACCGCCGGGTTGACCGGATCGGTCAGCAGCCGGTTGAGCGGCCGGCGCCGCCATTCGTTGATCAGTTTGGTCTGCCCCTCGGAGGGGATGACCGGATCGATGTTGTTGGCGTCCCCGACGCCCATGTCGGAGAGTTTCCAGGGGATGCCGAGCGCGTCGGCGTTCGCCTGCTTGGCCCTCCCCACGTTGGTGAGGATGGCGAAGAACTGCGTGTTCGCATCAGTCATTGGTAGATGTCCAGGGTATCGATGGTGTGTTCGCGGCCGACCACGCCGAAGCTGCCGGTGACCTCGATGTCACGCATCACCGGCGGGTAGACGTCGATCTCGTCGCCGTCGTAGAGGGTCGCGGCGATGTTCAGGTCGCCCTTGGTTTCGAGGCTGATGGCCAGGCCCGTCAGCTGACGGCTGACCGGTTTGGCGTCGTCGATCAGGCGCTCCAGCTCCTGATACATCTCCTCGGTGATGCCGGTGTCGAGGACGCCGACCTTCAGGGCGAAGGTGCCGGGCGCGCCTTCCGGTGCGGTCTGCCACCACTCCAGCACCTCGATCAGATAGCCCAGCGGCTCGACCACCCGGCGCAGGGCGCCGATGGTGCCCTTGTGCTTGTGGATGTAGAACGAGGCCTTGATCGCGGCGCGCTTGACCGGCTCCGGCCAGGCCGGATCCCAGCGGTCGACCGACCAGGCCCAGGCCAGGTGCGGCAGCAGGTGCACCGGGCAGGTGTCGGGGTTGTACAGAGTGCGCAGCGGGATCAGGGTGGTCTCGGCGAACGTGGCCTCGATGCCCCGCTCCAGGGGGGTGCTGTTCAGCGGTAGTAGGCTGCGCATGTCAGTCCCCCAGCACGACGCTGTAACCCGTGCAGTAGGCGGCCTGGGCCTTGGTCGGCTTCAGGTCTTGCCATCCCCGCAGCTCCACCCGTGCGACACCGGCGACATGCAACTGCGCGTCGACGCCGGAGCGCGCCACTTCTACGCCCAGCCGGCGACGTGGGTTGATCCACAGGCCCAGCCGGCGGATTGCCTCGGTGAGCGCCGCGTCGTTCTCCGGGCCGGCGCCCTTCATGTGCAGCACGGCGTCGACGCTGTAGCGCAGGATCTCGGCGCCGCGCACGGTGACGCGGTCAGCGACCGGCCGCACGTCATCGTCGTTCACCGCCGCCGCAACCAGGGCCAGCAGCTCCGGACCGGCCGTGCCGTCGCCCTCCAGCCCCAGCACCGTGACGTCGACGCAGGCCGGTGACGGGCTTTCCGCCGTGGCGTCGGCGACCAGCGCCGAGGCGTTGCGCGCATGCAGGATGTAGCTGTTGCGCGGGCCGGCGGTGGTCAGCCCTTCGTAGGCCAACTGCACCCGCTCGCGCAGGGCGTCGTGCGACTCCTTCACCGCCTCGACCGGCGGGACGGCCAGCGGGTCGGCCGCCTGGATGACCAGGCGCTTCAGGTTGACGTTGGCCGCCAGCTGGTCCAGGTCGGATCCGGTGGCGTGGGACAGCAGCAGCGCCTTGGCCGCGTCGTTGACCCGCGCCCGGTTGCCGAGCTTGATGTAGCTGCCGACCTCCAGCAGCTTGGTCACCGGGTCGCTCTCAAGCGACGCCGTCCAGTTCTGGCCCATGTGCCCCCGGAACACCTCCAACGCCTCGCCGTAAACGTCCTCGAAGTCCAGCGGCTCCAACACGTCCGGCGCCGGCAGCTCCGACAGATCCACCAAGGTACTCATACCCACACCTCCAACGTGCCGCGCTCACCGAGGTATTCGCCGCTGATCTTGAAATTGATTTGGCCGCCCAGCACCGACATGACGACGACGCGCTCAAGCCGCAGGCGCGGCTCCCACTGGCGCAGCGCCCGGGCGGCCTCGGCCTGCGCGGCGCTCTTCCAGCCCTCGTTGATGGGCAGGTCGACCATGCGCCGCAGCTTGCTGCCGTACTCCGGGCGCTCGCGCCGGCTCATCAAGGGGGTGCCGAGGATGTCCGCCATGGACTGGCGCAGATGCTCGATGCCGGAGATGGGTTGCCCGGTGTGGCGATCCATTCCGATCATCGGGTCTACTCCTTGAGCTGCTCGTATTCGGGATGGGCCTTGAGGCACTTCAGCGCGGTGTCGTCGCCGGCCTCGACCGTGACAAGGGCGCCGGCCACGGCGAGCGTGCGGCCGTCCGGCAGGATGACGGTGCGCGAGGTGTAGAGGGTGTCGCGGAAGGTGACCGACAGGGCTGCCGATACCGTCGGAACGGCGGCAGGTGCCTGCGCCGCTGGATCGTCTTGGGGTTTGGCCATGATTGCTCCGGGTAGAAAAAGGCCCGCGCAGGGCGGGCCGGGTCAATGGGTCATCGCTAGTGTTTGTGGTTGCTGCTGTTGCCCGAGGTGTCGAGGATCTTCCCGCCGCCGGTGACGTCCTGGGTGACGTGCAGCGGGCCGTCGATGTTGACCGGGCCCTTGATGTTCACCTTGCCTTCGAGATCGATCGTTCCCGACTTCACCGTGACGGCGCTGTCGGTCACCTCAGCCTGGGTTCCCCCGACGTTGATGGTGACCGTGCCGGTCGGCAGGCTGATGGCGTAGCTCTTGGCCTGCCAGTCGTAGACCAGGGATCCGCCGTCCTCGAAGCGCCAGACCTCGACGTGGTCGCGGTTGTCCGGCGGCGGCCCGCCGCTGCCGTAAAGGCCGGGTATGAACGTGCCCTGGGCCACGTCGCCGCTGGCACTGATCAGGGTGCCCTGCTCGTTCAGGCTCGGCGCCCGCCAGTGCCGGGCCTTGCCGGCGGCGATGCTGTGCCAGCGCACCCAGCCGCTGACCCATTCGCCGTCCGAGACCCGGCAGGCCGGAGGGGACGCGGCGAGATCCACCGCGACCACGTAGCAGTCCTTGACCAGGCCGGCGAGCATGCGGTCGTGCTGGGCCGCGACGTAGCCCGAACTCATGGCATGTCCTCCGGCCGGAACGGGCCGTCGCCCGGATCGATGTTCAGCACGAGGCTGCCCGGCGGCTGATCCGGCCAAGGCCATTGCGCCTCGCCTAGGTAGACCTGCTGCGTCCACTCCACGGCCCAGACGGTGTAGCCGTCCAGTTCGGGCTTGGTCCAGTCCGGCATGGCCTGCACGAACTCGGCCGGCTCGACCGCCACGCCCCAGGTCTGCAGGCGCAGCAGCACCGCCAGCTGGCCGACCAGGAATACCGCCTGCTGGTGATGGTCTCGGTGGATCGGGTCGGTGATCACCCGCGCCTCGAACTTGCAGGTCAGGCTGGTTTCGCCGGTGCCCGGATCGTGGCCGGGCTCCAGCTCCGCCAATTCGAGCAGGATCGCCGGCAGCGGTATGCGATCCCTGATGTCGGGCCACATGGACACCGTCCGCACGTCCGGCAGGTGAGCCTCGATGCGCATCTCAATGGCCCGGTATAGCCGTTCAAGGCTGAACGGGATTTCCGGTTCGTCCATCGCGTCAGCTCCCCTTCAGGTGCTTCTGCAGTTCAAAGTTGAGTTCCTGCTGCAGCACATGCACCAGGTGTTCGTCCGCCTTTCGCACCCAAGCCTCGAAAAGAGGCCGGGCTTGCTCCAGTGAGACCTTGGCCTTGGCCAGCGGGAAGCGGCTGCCGTGTTCGGCGATCCATCCGGAGCTGGCCCCGCCGGCCGTGCTGACGTCGCTGTCCGGGTAGTCGGCGGCGTCGAAGTGCTTGCTTCCCGTGCGGATCCAGATGTCCGCCTGGCTGCCGTAAACCTTCTTGTGGAAGGCGCCCGCGTACCGGCGGCCTGCAACCGACACGCCGGTCTTTCCCTGGCGGACGCTACCGATGCGGCTGGCCTCGATGGAGTCGAGGCCGAACCACAGCTTGCCGCTGTTGGCCCCGCCGCTGACCGGGTAGGCCCGCAGGCGCTGCCTCACCGCCTTAAGCGCTATCCGCTCCTGACGGCCGACGGCCCTGGCGATGTAGGTGACGAGCCAGCGCAGTGTCTTGTTGATCGCCCTGCGCTGGGCGTTGGCGGCGGCCTTGGGCACCAGGGCCGCGAAGTTCTGGAACGCCTTCAGCTCTGCGGAGTTGGCCTGCAGCGAGATCATCCCGCCGTTGGCCGATGGTTTGAAATGACTGCCTACGCTCATCATCTGGCCCTCAACAGCAATGCCACCCAGCCGTCGCCGTCAGGTTCTAGTTTCACCAGGTCATACAGGCCGCCACCGTCCTGCGCCGGCAGGTCGATGTCCACCAACTGCCCCTCCTCGACCCCATCCGCATCGCAGACGCGGATCTCGAAACGCGGCTCACGGAGCCCGGTGATGATCCGTCCCATGCGTGGCTGCAGCCATGGTGCGGAAAAGAAGCCGGCGATCTCCCGACCGCCGACCGTTCCCGTGTCACCCAGCCCATCCAGCACCAGGGCATCCATGTCGTCGCTCAGCTCGCGAAAGCCCACGGTCACGCACCGTCGTCTGCGTCGTCGGTTGCGTCCGGGCTCTCCTGCAGCAACTGCTGGGCACGCGGATCCTTGATGGCGGCGATGCGCCCCTCGGCCACCAGCGCGTCCGCCACCTCCTTGCTGGGCGGGTTGTACGGCTGGCCCTTGACCGCCACATTGCGGCCGTCCTGCACGCAGCCGTCGATCACCAGGTATTCGGCTTTCTTGGCCATGTCACACCACCTTGGCGTAGATGAAGGCGTCCGGCTCCAGCAGGCCGGCCAAGGCGGCGCTCTGCAGCTTCAGCCAGCGGGCGCTCGGCTCTTCGGTGACCCAGCTTTTCGGGAAGCGCGCCGCTTCGACCAGGCCGCTTTCGACGGCGGCCAGATCCTGGATCGCACCGTACAGCATGGCGTTGCGCGTCGAGGTGGATCCGAGGATCAGGCCACCGGCCGGGATCATCGGCAGTTCTTCGTCCTCTTCGCCATCGGCCAGATACCACTCGTCATAGCCGTACAGGTCGACGCCCGGATCGCTCAGGTAGCCCAGGTAGGTCACGCCGTCGGGCAGTTCCTCGGGCTTGATCATGCCCATGTCGACGCGGCGGGTGTTGAGTTGCTTCATCACCGTCGCGTTGGACTGGAAGGCGTCCAGCGCCTCGCCGCTCATGGCCACGGTGTTGGCCGTGCGGCCGGAGTCCTTGGCGATCTTGCGTTTCCAGGTGCGCAGGTTGCTGATGGGGTCAGCGTCGGCCGTGTTCCATTGCCCGCTGCCGAGGCTGATCCGGTGGTCGCTCGCCATCAGGAAGTCGATGGTGTCGTCCACGCCCTCGCCGATCACTCGGACCTTGCCGGTGGTGAGCGCCTGGGCGCACATCCACTCCTCGCGGCGGACGATCTCGTCGTCCAGGTCACGCAGATCCTTGCCCAGCAACTGGCCGGCACGCTCCAGCGGGGTGCGGGTGGAGTATGGGTTGTCGCCGGCTGCACGCTTGAGCACCAGTTCGGCGGTGGTCTCGCGCTTGGGCTGGATGTACGGCGGCGAGTAGGTGCTGGTGGTGTAGCCCTCGCGCAGCGACAGGCTGCCCGGCAGGCGCGGATTGACGAACGGCGCCATCTTGCGCTTGCCCTTGACGATGTCGATGTCCACGGTCTTGGTCGGGAACGTCACCGGGTTGCCGCCGTTGAAGAAGGTGTTCAGCAGGAAACGGCGGGCGGTCGGCATCTGCTCGACCGCTTCCAGCATGGTGCGGGTATCAAAAATATCCATCGGTAACTCCGGTTAGCGAACGAACAGGCACAGGGCACGCAGCGAGGCTTTCGCCTTCGCCACAGTGAGCCCTTCGCCGAGGGTGAGTTGGGTGGCCAGCACTTCGCCGGTCAGTCGGATCGGCGCCGCCTGTGCGCCCTTGCTGGCGTCCGTGGCCTGGTCGAGGATCGCCGACGGCACCTCGGAGCCGTCGCTGGCTGCGGCCTTGCACAGCACGTACTCGCCGCTTGCCTTGACCTGCCCCAGCACCGCGCCTCGCGGAAGGTTCTGGCCGGCGGCGATCACGACGGTGTCGACCATCACGGGGAAGGCGCCCGCCGAGAGCTGCTCGGGCACGTAGGTTTGGCGTTCTGGATTGCTCATGCTCTTCTCCTGTCAGCGGCGCGAGGCGCCCACGACGATGGCGTTAACCACGGCCTTGCGCTCGCCTTGGCCGGCGTCACCGGTCGGTGTCGAGGCCGACGTGCCCGTGGCGTCGGACTTGATCGCGCTCAGGGAAATGCCGCGATCCTGGGCTGCCTTGAACAGCTGCAGCGCGGTGGCCTCGACCGAGGTGCCGGCATCGATGGCGGCGGCGATCTCGGTCTCGAACCCCTTGCTGGCCAGGGCGTTGATGCCGGTGATGCGCTGCCGTTCGGCGGTAGCGCCCTCCTCGCGGCTCTGGGTGCGGATGCTCTCCAGATCCGGCTGGCTGGCCTGGGCGATCTGGATGGTCTGCGGATCCGTGCCGGCGGCCAGCGCCTCACGCAACTCCGCCGTGCTGCTGACGGTGGTCATGTTGAATTTCCTCGGTTGGGTTGCGGCCGTTTTGGCCAGTTCGGTAATCAGTGCTTCAAGCGAGCCCAGCCGGTGGGCCAGGCCGGACTCGACGGCGGCGGCGCCGACGCGCAGCCCGCCGAAGTCGCCCATCTCGGGGACGCGTTCCGGATCCACGCCCAGGTTGCGGGCGACCTTGGCCACGAACACGTCGCCCATGGCGTCGACGGTCTCGCCGACCTTGGCCCGGCCTTCTTCGGTGGAGAGATCCACCCGCTTGTTGGGTGCGTTGCGGCTGACGATCTGGTAGCGCTTGCGCCCAGTGGCGGCCTCACCCTCCACCACCGCCTCAACCACGACGCCGATGCTGCCGGCGAGCGCGGTCTCGTCGATGACGATCTCGCCGGCTGCCGAGGCGATCCAGTAGGCTGCGCTGGCTCCGGTGCCGCCGATGTAGGCGACGATGCGCTTGCGGTCTCGGGCCGCATGGATGAGGTCGGCCAGCTCGTTGATGCCGGCGGCAACGCCACCGGGGCTGTCGATGTTCAGGATGATTGCGCTGACCTTGGGGTCGTCCAGTGCCTTCTGCAGGTCGGTGGCCAGCACCTGGGTGCTGGTCGCGCCGCTGATCTCGGTGAAGAGGTTCGCGTAGCGGAACACGGGGCCGACCACCGGGATGATCGCCACTCCGTTGCGCACGCTGACGGTGCGGCTGTTGTCCAGCCGTGTGCCGGTGCGGGTCTCCAGCGCCGCCGGGTCGCCCATTCGGTCTGCGATGGTCAGCAGGTTTTCCAGGGCGCCGGGCAGCATCAGCCACGGCTGCGAGGCAGCCAGCTCGAATGCGCGGGGCATGGTTATTCCTCGTCGGGGTTGTTGGGAGGCGCTTCCTGTTCGCGCCCTTTGGGGAGGGTGTGCAGGCCGTCCTTGCGGCGTTGCTCGACTTCCCGAACGCGTTGCCGGTACACCTGTTGCCACGGCTCACCGGTCATCGCGGCGGTCTCCAGCGTCTCGTTGCTGACGCCGATCTCGATGCGTTTGCCGGCGGCGTTGGCCTCCTTCAGCTCATCGATGGCGCCACGGGCCGGGCCGATCCAAATCGCTTGGCAGTAGGCTTTGCGCGTGGAGGGATCCGCATAGCCGGGCAAGCTGATCAGCCCCCGAGCCACAGCCTCGTCGATCAGCAGCTCGCGGCTGGGCTGGCAGAAGTCGCAGATCAGCCACCAGCGGCGCAGGCTGTAGAAACGCCACGCCTGCAGCATCGCTGCGCGGGCCGCGCTGTAGCTGCTGCTGTAGTGCAGCAGCAGCTCCTCCATCGGCTGTTCCAGGGCGGCGCCGATCTCCTTCACCACGGCGGTGAAGAACGGGTCGAACTGCGCGTTGGGTCGCGCCGGGTTGGCGATCATCGGTTCCTCGCCCTGCCCCAGGTCGACAATCGCGCCCTCGCCCAAGGCCAGTTCGCCATCCCCGGTGGTGTCGCCACCAGGGCCGCCGCCTTCATTCGCCAGAGCGGTCATCGGCAGGTTCCCGACCTGGAAGTCGTTGGTCTTCTTGATGAAGACGGTGAACATGGCCGAGATCACTGCCGCCATCAGTTCCGCGCTGCTGTAGCGCTCCAGCTTCTGCAGCGGCTCCAGCACCGGCGCCAGGTACGGCGCGCCACGTTTCTGGCCGGGGCGCTCCTTGTCGGCCATGACGTGCATCACCCGGCGCCGCCCGGTCAGCGCCCCGAACGCCGGCAGGCGTTCCCACGTCAGCGGTTGACCGCTGGTGTACTCGTTCTGGTAGCCGCTGCAGACGTGGTAGGCCACCGGCGCGCCGAGCCGGTCGAACTCGACGCCGTCCACCAGGTTCGCACCGTCGAGCCGGCCTGCCGGGTTGCACACCCGATCCGACTCGATCAATTGCAGGCGCGTGCTGAAAACGCAGCCCGGACGCTCGTCGTCGGGGCTGGCGATCAGCACGTCGCCGCCGACCATGGAGGAGACCATCACCAGCGCCTGCAGCTGGTAGTGGTTCAAGGTCGCCTCTGCATCGCACTCACGCGGGTCATCGGCATACAGCGACCAGAGCCGGTCGAGCTGGGCATTGAGTTCGTCGGCCTGCGTTTCGCTCAAGCCGAGTGCCGTGTGGTCGACCTGCGAGCGGCAGACCAGGCCGGTTCCCACCACGTTGGTGCGCAGACGCGTGATGGCCGCCCGTGCAATGAGGTGGTTGCGCATGGCGTCCCGCGACCGGGCCACCAGCATGCGCCGCTCGTTCTGGTCGAGATCCCGGCGCGGGCTGCCCAGGCCGGGGATCCAGCTGGCCATGCTGCGCAGTACGCGGGAGGCCCCACGCCAGCGGGTCTCGGCGCCGCCACCTCCGCCCTGGGCGACGATGGGCGGTGCCCCGGCGGCCGACTTGGCGAGTTTGATGGCCTCCCGCATCAGCAGCTCGGCCGGATCCTTTCGAAAGAAGCCCATGGTCAGATCGCCAGGTAGGAGATGCGGTTACGGCCACGGCCCTGCTGCTGGGCCTGCTCCAGAGCGACCTCCCTGGCGTACTGCTGCTCCAGCAGGCGCAGGCTGTTCAGTTCGGCGCGCTGCAGCTCGCGGTCCGCACGGCGTAGCCGCTGCCCTTTTTTCAGGATGTCAGAGATCGCCGCCCGGACTTCCGCGAGGCGCTGTTGTGCGTCTGTCATGATTGTTTCCTCAGTAGCCCGCTCGGCTGCGGGTGCCCCGTCCGCGAGCCACGGCTCGGCGCGGTATCGGGGCGACGGGTTGTTCGTTGTTGAACAGGGTTGGCTGCAGCAGTTGCTGCTCCAGCTGATCCCATTCGTGATCGCGCAGCAGGTGGGTCTTAAGGCTGCGGGCGGCGTGTAGGGCGTACACCTCGCAGTCCAGCGCCTCGTTGCGGCGCCCGGCCTTCTTCTGCCAGACCATCTTGCTCGGGGTCCGCGGGTGCGGGGCCAGCACCTCATTGGTGAGCTGCTCGTAGTAGTCCGAGCGGATTTCGCTGTACCAGTGCATGCGCCCTGGACCGGCGCCCCTCAACCGAAGCCGGCCGTCGATCAGGGTCTTGGCCTTGTGGGTGCCCACGATGTGCACGCGCAGGCCGTACTTGGCGGCCTTGGTGTTGTCCTGCGAGGTGTCCACGGACTGCGGCGGCTTGGTGAAGATCTCCTTGTCGATGCTGTCTTTGGAGGCGCCCTTGATCGCCATGACGTTGTAGCGCTGGCGATCCCTCACGTAGGCGTACACCGCATCGCTGGTGTTGCCGTCCGAGCTGTCGATGCTGACCGCCGAGACCGCCAGCTGCGCGCCGCCCTCGGTGGGGATCGCCCGGGAGATGACCCGGTCCAGCTCCTGCCAGACGCTGTCGTGCGGGTCGATGGGGTTGCCGTGCAGCTCGCCCCAGTAGAGCCGCCACGACTCCTCGCCCCGTCCCCAGCCAGTGATCACCAGCGCGAGGCGGTCGCCCTGCACGTCGACGCCGACGGTGACCAGCAGTACGCCTTTCGGCGCCGTCAGTTCGGCATAGGGCTCTGCGCGCTTCTCCAGTTCGTCTGACTTCGGCGCGTCGCTTTGGAATTCGTAGCTCTCGCCCTTGGAGCTGTTGACGAAGGCGATCATCGGGCCGATGTTGCCCTGCGCCGCCGCGTGTTCGGCCTGGAGCTTCTTCTCCACCAGCACCTGGAAGCGCGATCCCCAGAACGTCGCGTACAGCTCGTTGAGGATGTAGCCGGCGATACCGCGAAACTCGGCGGTGGCCGACCATCGCCCATGCTTGAGGTTGGCGTTCTTCTGGTTGTCGTCCCAGATCGCGCCGCAGTGCGGGCAGGAGTAGAACGCCTTCTCCGGGCGTTTCTTGCCGTACACCTCGTGGAGGTAGTCCGGATCCTCGTCGCAGTGCAGGTTGTCGAAGCTCAGCGCGTGTTCCTGGCCGCACTCATGGCACGGCACCAGGCCGACGCGCTTATCCGACAGCTCCAGCTCCGCATCGATGGCCGACAGGCCCTTGATGGTCGGTGTGCCGCCGATGATGATCTTGGATCGCCGGAAGGTCTTGAGGCGCTCCTTGGCCAGCTTGATGCTGTCGCCCTGGCCTCGCAGGTTGAGGTTACAGTCGTCGGGCTCCTCGATGGCCACCCGAGGCACCGGCGTGGATTTCACGCTGGCCGGGCTGTTGGAGCCCACCAGCTTCAGGAACCCGCCGGGAAACCGCTTGAAGTCCTGCCGCTGCTGCAGCTTGCGGCTGCGCAGGTCGACCTTCTTGCGCAGCCGTGGGGTGGCCTCGATCATCGGTTCGAGCTTCTCGCCGACGTACTGCTTGGCCGCTTCCGCCTTTGGGAACAGCACCAGGATCGGCGACGGGTCGATGTCGATCCACTTGCCCAGGGCGTTGCCCAAGACACCGGAAGTCCAGGCCACCTGCGCCGACTTGCGGCCGACGATCTCGCTGACCGCCGGATCGTCCAGGGCCTCAAGCGGGCCGCCCGGCCAGGTCAGGTGCGGGGTCACGTCGAAGCGGTACTTGCCGGGTCGTGCCGCTTCCTCCGGCGCAAGCCAGCGGTACTTGTCCGCCCACTCGATGATGCTCATGCGCGGCGGCGGAGCCCACTTGCGGCAGGCGTCGCGCAGCGCTTTAGTCGCCGTCTTCCTCAAAGCCCTCCGGATCGTCCGGTTCGTCAGAATCTCCATCTGACGGGGCATCATCCTTGTCATAGTCAGACAGCCTCCTCAGGATGGCTTCAATGGGATCCCGTATCAGTTGATCGTCCACTTCCACGCCGTAGCGCGCCGAAAGCTCGGCGGCCAATGCGTCTGGAAACGAGTTGAGTAGCTCCACCTTGGCGGCGGTGATCATGGCCTCGAAGCGTTCGACCAGGTCGTCAGCGATGACCACCTCGCCCAAGTCCTTCGCCATCGCCAGTTCCTCTCGGTCGGCGCGGATCCGGTCGAGGCGGTCGCGGGAGGATTCCTTCTTGCCGTTGAGCGAGGCCTGGTGCATCAGCCACTGGATCACGGCCTCGGTGTCGTAGCGGTTTTCGTTGCCCCGTCCGAGGCCGAACTCGATCACCGGCATGCCGTCGTTCTGCCATCGGGTCAGGGTGCGTTCATCACGGCCCACGATCTCGCTCAAGTCGGCCTTGTTGACTGTCCTGCCCATATCTAACCCCTTGAAAAGACGGACATCCCTGCTGAAATCTCAGCTAGAGAGAATCCGCGAGTTCGCTAACCCGTGTAGGGGGCGGCCCTGGGGGAGAACCTAGAAAAACCGGCCCCCGCCGCCCGCCCCCAAACGGTGCATCACCCCTGCTCGCCCCCGGCCGGCGGGGCTTCGGAAACGCCCAGCCGCTTGGCGGCCCAGCGTTCGTACAACCCGATGGCCACATCGGCGCCGGCCATCGCGGTCAGGCACCCGAGGGCGCCCGCCGTCCAGATCGTCATGCCGGCGGCGATCATCAGCATCATCGCCGACACCCCGCAGACGATGCAGGCACCGGACCGAAGCGCGAGCCTGCGCAACAACGCCCAGCCCCGCGCCCCGTCCTTGTCCGCCCGCCACATCTCCCCCGACACGCCGCCGACCAGGGCCAGGACGATCACTAACCAGATCGGCATCTCTGCCAGTGCTTGTTGCTCGCTTGTCATCGGCTACCCCTAAACGCAAAAACCCGGCGCAATGGCCGGGTTTGGTGGTGTGGTGCCTGCCGCGTTCTGCGGTCGCACCTATCGAAGATGACTACTTTTTACAGGTCGATTCCGGTGGCAGCAACCCTGTTTCACTGCCACCCGGTGAATATGTAGTGAACACCGCATGAACGCCCAGCGAATGTCGGCGAATATCTCACCCCGGCATTCTGCTGTTTCGGCGGTGTCCCATTCGCCCCACCTCTCGGGATCGGAGTGGGACACCTGAGAGCGCCTAAATTCGGGGCTCCGCCCCACTGTCCCACTTATCTTTCCTCTTTCTCGTGTAAAGGAAGAATTTAAAGAACACGCGTGCGCGTGAAACGCGCGTGCTGTTGCCCGCTACGCATAGTCGGGCGGGTGTGGTTGGAAAGCGGGACAGTGGGACAACCCAACAACGACAAGGCCCGCATCTGTCCCGCTGCATCAAAACGCAGCGGGACAAGCCGGGCCAATGGGACAGCAACAGCCGGAAGCATGCCCGGGGTCAAGCAGCCACCCCCAACAATATGCCCCAGATGACTAGGTGCGCGTCATGAAGGCGCTGATAGTAGGTGTCACGGCCGCAGCCGCAGTTCGCGTAGCGAAGCGTCATGTCACAGTCGAAGTTGCAGTAGTGCTCCCGCACGACCTCAACCAGCTCGGGGTCGAGGTGCTTGTTGACGATCAGCTCAATGTCCAGGGAGCTTTCCAGCGGCGCACGGCTGGCGCGCCGGCCACGGATCAACTGGCCGTTGCTCTCCATCATCATCGCGACCATGTTGCCGCCAGCCAGGCCGCCCTTGAACATCTCGGAATGCAGCTCCTGGGCCCACAGCCTCAGCAGCGAATCGATCTCCCTAATCATCGAAGCAAGGCTCCTCGAAGGCGACCTGCTGCAGCGCCGAGGCGCCACCCCACCCTTCCGGCTTCTTGTAAGCCCAAGGCCGCTGCTTGCTCTTGGCCAGCGCCGGCAACCGCACCCGCCGCCACCCCAGCCGATGCATGATCGCCCCGACCCGCATCTGCTCAGGCTTGCCCCAATGCCCGTAGTCCAGCTTCAAGGCGGCGTTCAGCACATCGCTGCCGGTGGCGGTTTCACCGATGTGCGACTCCTCCAGCCAAGCAAGGATCGGTCCTTCCCACTCGTCCACCACGAAGCGTTCGTCCTGCTCCTCTCCGAACATCGCCGCCTCTTCCCGCGCCACCCACCAAAGGTCGCCCGCGTCGTAGCAGAACACCGCCTCGGCCCACAGCTGGTCGCGGATCGAGCGCAACAGATCCAGGTCGACCTTGGTGCACGCCACCGGCCAGTAGCGCCGGTTCCCGGTCGCATCCTTCAGGTATTCGTCCTGGTTCGTCGTCCCGACGAACACGCACTGACGCGGCACGTCCATGGTTCGACGTCCATAGCTCTCGCGGTAAGTGTCGGTGGAAGCCGAAAAGAACTGCTTGGCCTTGGTGCTTTCCGCCTTGTTGAAGCTGTCCAGCTCCCCCAACTCGACAATCCACTTACCCCGGATCGCCTGAAAGCCGTCCTTGTCACCCAGCGCAAACGGCGTGTCCATGAACCACTCGCCGCCGATGATGCTCATCGCCGTCGACTTACCGGCGCCCTGAGCGCCCTCCAGGATCATCACCGAGTCGGCCTTGCAGCCGGGCTTCATCACCCGCGCCACCGCCGACAGCATCCAGCGCTTGCCGACCTTGGCCGAGTAGTCCGTGGCCTTCACGCCCATGACGTCCGTCAGCCAGCGTTCCAAGCGCGGCACGCGATCCCATTCGAGCTTGCGCAGGTACTGCCGCACCGGATGGAACGCATGGTCATGCGCGACCACGCTGACCGCCTCGATCACATGGGACGCCTTCACCCGCAGGTTGTACTGCTGCGCGAGCCACTTCATCACCCGCATGTCGTCGATGTCCGCCCAATCGCCCGTGCCGCCGCCATACGGCGCGGCCCGCAGCTTGACGATCTTCGAACTGAAGGCGCTGAAACTGATCACCCCGGCCCAACGCTCGTCGTTGGCCAGGATCAACTCAACGTTCTGCATGTGCGCAATCAACGCGCCGCTGTCGCCACGGGCCAGCAGATCCTTCCAACCGCCTGCGGCCGGCGGCTTGACCACCGCCAGCACCTGGCGGCGCACCGCCTCCAGGCCTTCGGCCACATGCAGGTCATTGAAGTCGGTCCACTTCACCTCGCGCTCGCTGGAAAAGACCGGTGCGACCACCTGAGCACCGACGATCAGCGCCGCGTTGTTGGCCTTCTCCGCACCGGGGTTCCAAGGGTCGCCGTTCGGCTTCTTGGTCTTCCAGTCATCGTCCCGGCAGATGATCAGCGGGCAGCCGGCGAAGCGCTCACGCATCGCCTTGCACACCACCAGCAGGTTGCCGGCGTCAAACGCAATCGCCACCGTCAGTGAGGTCGCCATGTGCAGGCTGACGCCGGTTGCGTACCCCTCGCACACCAGAACAGGCTCCCCCGGATCCGGATGCGGACCGATCAAGTGGAACGCGCCCTCCTTCGACATCCCGTAGGGCCAGTAGGACTTGTCCCGGCCGGTGTCCTCCTGAATGGTGGGGTACACCACCTGCAGGCCGACCATCTCGTCGCGCACGTTGCACATCGGCACCAGGAACGCCCCGCTGCGCGGGGCATAACGGACACCCATCCCGACGATCTGCTTGCGGTCCAGGTAGTCGCTGCGCCCTTTCTCAGGCATGCGCTTGAACAGCCCGGCCGCACGCTTCGCCGCCCGGCCCGCCGCGTTGGCTGCAACCTCCGCGGCACGACGCTTGGCCTGCTCCTGCCGGGCGCGCATGACCTCACGCTCTTCCGGCGACATCCGCCCGCCCTTGACCTTGATCTTCTGCGACTCGCCCGAACGCCAGTCACCGAAGGCCCCGAAAATCAGCGTGTCGCCCTTCTCAGTGATGTATTCGTGAACAATGTACCAGCCGTTCTTTTCCCTCTTCTTGTCCAGCGAAGTCTTGCACCGGGTCAGCTTGCCGTAGGTCAGCGGCTGCGCGGGTTCGAGACCAAAATCCGCGAATTGGCCCAACACCTCATCGAGCATACCGCGCCCCCTTCAGCTCTGCGCTGGCGAGGCATTCCACACACTGCGTACAGCCTGGCTGCGCGAAACGCCGGGCCTCAGGGATGGGCTCCTCGCACTCCTCACAGAACAAGAACGAATGCGCCGCCAGGGCTGGCTTGGCGGCGAGCAAGCGTGCAGCCAGCGCTTGGTCGACGCGCTCCTGCACCAGGTCATTGGCGAAATCTGCGATGTCAGCCACGGTCAACACCCCGCGTCGTCTGGTTGACGTAGGAGGCGCGGTTGAACATCCCGAGCAAGCCCTGAATGCCCCGGAACACCTGCAAGCGAATCGCGGCCAACTCTTCATCGGTGACCACACCGTCGCCGATGCTCTTGGCCCAGGTCTCGGCCAACGTCGCCACTTGCCGGAAGTACTCGGCGATCCCGGTGGTCAGCGTCTCAGGCATATCGTTGGTGTAGGCCTCGGCCAGTTCCTGCCAAGTCGTGTCCCCCACCAGCGCATGCACCGCGTCCAGGATGCGGCGATCCTTGGTCAGTTCCAGGATCTCGCCGAACTCCTGAATGTTCACCGTGTGGCTAGGGTGGGTCGGGGAAAGCTTGTGCTGCAGCGTGGTCGCATTCCGGCCGGTGGTGGCGGCGATGGCAGCGGCGCCGCCGGGGTAGTCCCGTGCGGCGTGGTAAAGCGCGAGATCGAGCGGCAGGATTTCCCGCTGCGCCCGGTCAAGAGAACTCAGAGCGATTCGGCTCATGGCATTAATCCTTGAATGTTGCCAGTGCCGCGCGGCATGCAGTGGTGATACATTGGCCGCGTGGCTTGAAGAGGCCCAAACGCCGGCGAGATCTTCGGGATCGACACCGGCACCGTGCCGGAGCGAGCAATCCGTTGCTCACCCCTGGCGCAACAGCTGCCCAATCTGTGGTGGAAAAGGCAGCAACACCAAGGCTTCCGAGCCTTGGAAAGCGCGATAAAGAGAGGTGGTCTTGCATGTGGTGTGCCCACCCACCTTTATCGCGACCCGACAGCGCTGTGGTGGTGCGTGCCGGGAGGAACTGGGCGGCCTTTGGGTCGCCTTTTTTCTTACTGCATTGTGGCTTTTTGAGGAGCCGCTGCGCTCAAAAGCCAAGAAGCTTGGAAGGAATTCCCTCTCTGCTTCGCCGCAGCCGCCAACAGCACGGCATATTGAGTTTCACCTGAGTAATCTGTTCTTGGCAGGCATGCAGCCTGACGCCATTTGTTCAACGCCTGATAGCTTCTGTTGCATACTTTCGCAGCGGCCCCGATGCCACCTACGGCTTCAAACGCGAATGCGATCGCGCTTGGAAAATCTGCAGGATCCAACATGATACCCACCATTTATCAACTATCGGTTGATATTACAGATCAACTGACTGTTGCGCAACCTTTGTGAGAGGCTCAACCTATGGTTGATAAAAACTCTCTCCGCGCAGCTTTTAGCGAGCGCTTGCATGAAGCCCTTAACGATGCTGGCGTCCGCGCCAGAGGTCGCGGGGTAGACATCCATCGCCAACTCAAATCCCTCGGGGTCGATAAAACGACTCAAGCGATAAGTAAATGGCTAAACGGTGAATCAATAGCAGAGGCTGACAGCATGGAAGCGCTGTGCAACTGGCTGAAAGTGCGCCGGGAGTGGCTGGAATATGGAGTGCCGCCAAAAGAACAAAGTGTCGAAATCGGCTTTCAGAACAAGACGAGTGGAATCGATAATAATGTAAGTAATATTTACAATCGTTTTGGAAAAGTACCTTTGATTTCTTGGGTTCAAGCGGGAGCTTGGTGCGAGGCAGTTTTCAACACAGATTCATATGATGCTGAAATGTGGCTTTCTTGCCCAGTAGGCATTAGCAAAAACGGATATGCCTTAAAAGTAGTTGGCGATTCAATGACAAATCCATCTTCTGGAAGAAGCTACCCCACAGGCTGCATAATTTTTGTTGATCCTGAAGCAGAATGCCGCACAGGGGACAGAGTAATTGCCAGGCTATCCCGTACGAATGAAGTAACTTTTAAGGTACTGGTAGAAGACGCAGGACGCCAATACCTACGCCCAATCAACCCTCAGTACCCCGTAATCGCAATTACCGAAGAAACCCACATCTGTGGAAAAGTTGTTGGATCATTTACATTTGAATAAAGAGGAAGCAAACATGGACGCTCTAGCTTTGTCAGTTCTTACATCAGCCACTTACGACCTATTAAAAACAACAACAACATTCACTATACAATTCATCAAGTCCGAATTAAAAAAATGGATCCTGGATGATGAAACAGCTGGTAAAATTGTTAGCGAATTAGACTCCCTTGAACTGACAGACGAACTTAGTGAAAAGGCAATTAAGCAAAAAATTGAAAGTACAAACATCCCTAAATTACTGAAAGATCTAAAACCTTCCCAAACAACAAACATCACCCAAAACCATTATGGCTCGGGTGACAATGTAGGTGGCAACAAATACTGTTAATGGAAATTTAGAACATGGATAGATCTAACTCCACCGAGATTATACAAAATCACTACGGAACCGGCGACAATGTTGGGGCTAAATACTACCAAGCATTTCAGACTCTCACCCCCCAACATCTCGTAAAACAGGTCGGGATGGTTTTCTCTAGCATCAGGGACAAGGACAATGCCAAAGCTCTGATACAAATGGAAATCATACAAAACACAGAAAATCTTGATGATCGCGCTAGATCTATTCTTAGAATTCTTTCTATCCACCTAGGCTTAACCGACCCATCTTCAACAGACAACTATCCAGCACTAATACATTTTCTATCGACTGCAAATTCTGATTTAGAATCAGACATTTGTTTAGCTGCCCTACTTCGTTTAGATCTAAAAAATGGAAAGCTGTCTGACGCTGCCGATAGGTATAAGCTCGCAGACAAAGTAGGTGAATACTCTAGAGAAGTTTTCTACGAACTCATTGCTGACTCCGACACCCTTGAAAAGGAGTTCAGCCAAAAAAAACTAATAATGAAAGAGGGCGAGTTTAGTGGAATTATTCGAGGCGCCGCTCGAGTCGAGAATTATCAGCTACTCAAACTGGCAGCAGCGCGACTAAGTGAAACATTCCCCTCGTATAACAGTCGAGCATTCTCGCTAATAAGTGATACATTTCAAGTAAACCCCGAACTTACCAAAAGCCAAAGTTATTTTATAACAAGATCCACAAAAGAAAAGATTGACGCACTACTAATCAAAACTGAGATCCTCATTTCAGAGTCAAGAGGGAAAGATCCTCGCTTATTCGACATCGCCGTTTCCCTATTGCAATATACTGGATGGAGTTACCCAGCAATTACGGACACCTGCTGGGCTTTTATAAGCGAACTTGAAAAAAAACATCCAGACTACGCAACACAACTTCACATCCAATACAACGAAGATTTCAGCAATGCACCTGAAATCATAAAAAAAATCAACCAAGCAAAATCAAACAACTACACCCGCCAAGAAATTGCAAAGACAATTGTCAATAGCCAAAGCATTGACTCAGATACATTCCAACTACTCTTTGAAACTCTAACACCAGCGGAGATTCGTCAATGGCTTAGAGAAGGTGGAATTTTTTCAATCAGCGACAGCCTTGAGCGCAACTTCATTGAGCTTTGAATATATTCCACCGCCATTACGAACAGCGAAGACAAACTTGCGATTGAAGAGCTACGCGTACGTTGCAAAGATTTCATTGAACTCCATATAAATAATATTAACACAATCAATCAACGGCTTTTGCTCCAACTCTGCACCAACCTCAACAATCTTAAACTATCATCAATTTGCTGCGCAATTCTTAAGCCGCTACTTCCCGAACAAGACTTATGGCTTTCCCCCGCTCTTCCAGTCTACCTAAAGGCACTTTTAGAAACCCATCAATCTATCACTCTAGAGTCTACGCTATCAAACTTGCACCCTCATGAGTGGAATGCCACAGTATGGCAAATTAAGGCACTGGCACACGAACATGCCGGAGATTTATGTGAATCTCTGAATGCTGCAGAACAGATGCTTTTATTAGCTCCAGGTGATCTGGCAGCATCTAGTTACTACGCACACCTACTGAAAAAAAATGGCGCGAGCGAATTAGAAGTAAGTAAAATATTCGAATCCATACCCGAAAGCTCTCTTGCATATTTCTCAAACGAAGCACTTCGCGCATTAGTACTGATTGCCAACTTCCAAAGCTTTCATCGTGCGGAAAAAATTCTGCTCGATTGGTTCACACACAACCCTAGCAATTGCGCCACCGCCATCACACATTTCCACTTCAGTCTAATCAAACACAAAGATCTAATCACCTCACCTACACTTGAACAATACATTGGCGGCTACAAATACTCTAAAGAGGGAGAAGAATTTACGAAGCTCGCAGTCAAAAACAAGCCGAACGACAATGACTTCGTATTAGATGCAGATTCGCCTCTAGCCAAACTTCTAGCCGAGATGGATATCGACGAAACTGCGACTCACAACATGCAAGACGTCACGCTACTGGAAAAGCTCGATCCATATACAACTATTTTTAGATTAGCATTAAAAATTCGCAACCAAAGAAACGATGGCTCTGACGTATTTTCCGTTTTACATATGCCAGAAGCCCCCGAAGACATGGTATTGCTGCTTAAACGAAAGCTTGGTGAAAACAGAGCACAACTAGAACAGAGACATAACACTATCGCGGACGCGAATCTTCCAATCTTTTTCAAAGGCCACAGCCTAAATAGTGGCAACGCAATAAAGGCAGCACTTGAACAACTCACAGATAAGACATCACTAAAGGGGAACCTTCCAAACTTTGGAGCCACCAACCCGACCACTGCATTAATTGACCCATATACAGCGTGTTATCTTGGACTGACTGGCTTAGCGTACAACATTCCAAGCCATCCTACTAAATTCCAAATAACCATTGAAACCAGGGCTTCAATTAAGGGCTGGCTTGCCGACGTACAAAGCCCATCCTACATGACCATAGGCACCAATGAACGCGGTCAATTAATAAGAACCACCAGCGAGGATATAGCTAACCAATTCAAACAGCTAATGGACGGTCTACACATCATACTAGACGCAGCCGAAACAGCTTATCCGAAATTTCATGACCTACCCGAACAGCTAATTCAATTCGAGCATTTTTTTGACAGCGCGACGTTTTCTACAATCAAGGCATCCGTCTCGAACAACACTCCATGGCTTTGCATGGATGAAGCATTCGCGTGCCTACTAAACTCTTTGAACTACCCAATAATGCCTGCCTATAGCACCTTTACGGATTTAGGCTCAGGCCTTGACTACACTCAAAAATCTCAAGGCCTGGTGTTACATGCTATTAATGCAATTCCTTACGCACTCACATTTAGGGATCTATTACTGCTCGCTACTGAGGAAACCGCTAATGCAGATTATGCATTTGCGGAAATACTAAAAACCAACAAATCTCTTTTGGCTGAAAACCCTAATTCCACCGAAACAATCGTAAAGTTTTTATGCATTCTTATATTCAAAGGATTCAGACAAAAAAATATTGAATTCACTGATTGGAATCACGACCCAAGCAAATCTACTTTTTTTGAAAAAGCATTAAATGCATGCCTTGAAATCATAATTAGTTCATCACCTCAGCACAAGGCAGAGTTCAAACTAGCGCATTTTTTCTACAACTTCACCAAAATATATATGACACTACAAGACACTCATGAATTTGTTGCCAACCATATTTCGCACTTCTGCCAGGGACACTTCTTGTCTATCGAGGCTATAAACCATCATCTTGTCATATTAAGGGGTAAATAATTATTTACCCATGAAAGCCACAAATCAACCAATGGTTGACATTGGTTGATTTGTGGTTGAGATTAGCCTCACTCTTACACCACAGAGCGAGGCAACACCATGCACACCACTGCAACCCTGCACGTCCATCCGGCCGCTGCTGACCCTTTTCGAACCTTCGAGATTCGCCGCCTGGCACGCGAGAGCGGCTGCTTGTTTGTCACCACCAAACCAAAGCAGAAAGCCCGCACCACCCCGGCCCCCTTCGACCCGAATGGCGGAGGGCATGCGGCATGAGCAAGTACCAGATCGACAACCGCACCCTACAGTTGCTCAACGCTCAGGTGAACCTGACGGAGACCTTCAACCACGTCCTCAGGACGGCGCCCAAGCGCGAATGCCTGGCGTTCCGACTCAAGACTGAACGCGGCACAACGCAAAGCACCTTCACCGTAGAACTGGGCAGCGAACGCCACACGCTCACCCTGCAGAACGACAAGAAAATGCACCTCAAACTGGCCGACTTCATCGAGGAGATCGCCAACGGCCCGTTCGACGCGAGCAACACCAGCGACCTGGTGCACCGACCGCACGGAGAACGCGAATACGGCCGCTTCGGGGTGCAGGACAAGCAGCGCGTGTTCGAGTTGACCCATACGGGCGGGATGCTCAGCCTCGACATGGGATTCGACGCACCGCTGCAGGTCGCCCTCCACCGCACTCAAACCCGCGCAGGAGCCACCGTCATCCTGAGCATCGGCAACAACACGCCGCACACCCGCTGCTTCAGCGTGTGCGGCGATGATGCCGAGATCTTCGGCAAGGTCAGCGAATCCATCCTCCACCTCGCCGCAGCGGCAACCCCTGCTGCGCACGTGGCATGAAGGAGGACACCATGGAACGCACCCTCGCCCAAGCCGCCGCCCAACTCGGCCTGACCCGGCCCAAACTCATCGCCCTCATGCGCGAGAAAGGCTTGCTCAACGACCGCAACCTACCGGCCTGCCCGCACCGCGACCGCGAATACCTGCGAGTCAGAGACGGCCAGTGGTATCACGACCAGCTCGGCATGCAGTACAGCCAGTCGACTCGGGTGAAGCAAGCCGGCATCCGCTGGCTGGCCCAGCAACTGGCAATCGACCTCCCTGCCATCCCGGCAAACAACCGTGACGTGGCCTAGGGAGTACGCCCGCCAGATCATCGCCATGAGGACACGCGAGGAGCGCAACGCCGCGCTCCTCGAAGTCCCTGAACACCTGCGCGAGCTAACCAAACGCCACTGCCTGAACGCCTGGAACCACCCATCCAGAAAACAACGCAAGGAGGCCCAACCAAGCCATGAGTAACACAGCCCAAACCCCGCTGCGCCTACGTCCGGCACCGGAGCCCGTCACCGTTGAACTGCTATACCGCACCTTCGGCGACGTTCTGATTCCGCTGGACAAGGTACGCGAGCAGTACTTCCGCAACCTCAACGAGCGGTCCTTCGTGGAGGAGATCAACAGCGGCCGCATCCAGCTCCCCATCACCACGCTGGACTCAAGTCGCAAGGCACCGAAGTACGTCCATATCCGGCATGTCGCCTCGCTGATCGACATCCGCGCCTACAAGGCGGACGAAGACATGCAGCGCCTGCAGGACGACACCACCGAGCAAGACCTTTAACGCCCCCGGCTGCCACCACCAGCCGACACCACAAGGAAAACACCACATGACTGAGATTCAAGTTAGCGCCCTGATCGCAATCATCCTCATGATCTGCTTCGTCTACTGGCTCGGATACCGGAACGGCTTCAAGGAGGGACGCGACGAAGGTCATTCCGTAGGGTACAGCGAGGGCTACGATATCGGCGGCAGCCATGGATACGCCGACGGCGTCGCCGTCCAGCGATCTGACCGCACGGAAGAGCTCCACAACCTGCAGCTCACGCTGGAGCAGGCTCACGTCCACCGCAAACAACTGTACGCCCGCTACGAGCGCGCTCTGGCCGCCTCGAAGCTGGGCGAAACGGCACGCGCCACCCTCCTCGACATCGCAGAGAAACTGCGAATCGCCGCAGAGACCTTCAGCGCCTTCCGCACCGGCAAAAAACTCGAACGCGAAACCCGAGTTCTACACGACCAGGCCCTCGCCATGGCCGCCCTGCTGGAGCCGGCCAAGCAGGAGGACGCAGCATGAGCGAGATCCTCACCTTCAGCGGCAAGTACTTCGACCTGCACGAGCCCGATGCCGCCCTCATCGACCCGCGTGACATCACTCACTCGCTAGCCAACCTGTGCCGGTTCAGTGGTCACACCCGCGAGTTCTACAGCGTGGCACAGCACAGCTGCCTGGTGGCTGATCTCGTGCCAGACGAGGACAAGCTGGCTGCCCTACTGCACGACGCCACAGAAGCCTACGTCGGCGACATGGTGCACCCCCTCAAGCAGTGGATGCCTACCTACCAGGACGTCGAGGACTGGATCTGGGCGCGTATCTGCACCCGATTCGATCTCGACACCGAACTCCCTGCATCCGTGCGACAGGCAGATCTGATAGCGCTGGCCACCGAGCGCCGCGACCTCATGCCAACCGATTCGGCTATCTGGGATCGTCTGGCCGGCATAGAACCATCGCCAGAACACATTCGCCCCTGGTCGCCCGCCGAAGCCCGGCACACCTACCACCAGCGCCTGATGGATCAACTCGCTATCGAACACCGGAGGAAAGCGGCATGACGCACGCACAGCACACCACCCAGGCCGAGACCGCTTTGCTCTGCAACGACTGCGGGAGCGCCACACCCGTAAACAACAACTGCTGCGCAGCAGCACGCATCATTGCTCCTTCCAGCAGCACCACCGAGGGGCCTGTACCCCACGAAAAGCTGCGCGAGGCAGCCACCTCCAATGCAGCGCTAACCGCTCAGAATTGCCCGCCCGCGCAGCCTGCAGTGGGGTATCGGCACACTTCACTCACTCATGAAACTCCCCACGTCTACCTCTCCGACTCGCCGCTGCAAGCCGCGAGTCGCCATGTAGCCGCCCGCCCCTTCACAGGCCCAAGAGCGTTGATGCGCCGCTTTGGCATTGGATTGCAACGTGCCCGCTGGATTCTGGTGAGACTGGAACAGCACGGGGTGGTGCGTGGCCACTGGGGACGGTTGGTGGTGGCCAGTCACATCCATGGCGTTTCTGTGTACTCCCATCGCATTTACCGAGTGAACCCTGAGGCCTGGAGCAGCCACCTGACCATGGACAAGCAGGGCCAGATGAGAGACGCCAAATGAGCACTCGCAACGTAGTCAGCGTAAGTGGAGGGAAGGACTCCACCGCAACATTGCTGGTAGCGATAGCCCTGGAGACAGAAAACCTCCAGGCTGTCTTCGCCGACACCGGCAATGAACACGAACAGACTTACCAGTACTTGGAATACCTGGAGCAAGCGACGGGCGTACCGATCACCAGGGTCAAAGCCGATTTTTCCAGGCAGATCGCCGGGAAACGTAGCTTCATCGAAACCAAGTGGCGGGAGCACGGCGTCGAAGAGTCGGTAGTGCAGGCAGCGCTGGACATTCTGCAACCCACTGGCAATCCGTTCCTTGACTTGTGCCTTTGGAAAGGTCGCTTTCCTAGCCGCCGAGCCCAGTTCTGCACGATGGAACTGAAACGCGACCCCATGTTGGAGCAGGTCGTGGTTCCTCTGATGGGCCAGGACGACATGATTCTCAGCTGGCAAGGCGTGAGAGCAGACGAATCACTGAACCGACGTTATCTGCCGGAATGCGATGAGGTTGGCGGGGGGCTATTCAACTATCGCCCGATCCTGAAATGGGATATCCCCGCAGTGTTCGAGGCGCACCGCTACATGGGGATCAAGCCGAACCCGCTTTACACCCAAGGCATGGGCCGGGTCGGCTGCATGCCGTGCATCAACTGCCGCAAGGACGAACTACGAGAGATCGCTCGGCGCTTTCCCGAAGTGATCGACCGGATCGAGCGCTGGGAATACCTGGTGCAGCAGGCCGGCAAACGCGGAGCCGCGACATTCTTTGCAGGGTCGAACGCCAAACATCCGAAAGGCTCGATAGCCGGCATGACAGCTATCCAAGTGATGGAGATCGCGAACATTCGCCAGGCCGTTGAATGGTCGAAAACCGCTCGCGGCGGCATCCAGTACGACCTGCTGATCGCCACGGAAAAGAACAACTGCTCAAGCGCATATGGGCTGTGTGATAGCGGATGGGCACCACACAAAACGATGGAGGCAGCATGAATACCTTATTTCTACTTATGGCCCAGTATGAGGGGCAAGCTGTCATCCCATTAGATCGCGTCTGCGCAGACTACATGCACTTGACCGTAGAGAAATTCAAACGCAAGCGGTTGGACGGGGAAATCGATATACCAGTTGTCCGCCTGGGTGCTGACAGTCAAAAAGCTGCTCTCGGCATCTACCTAAAAGACCTCGCCGATTACATTGATCGCCAACATGAAAAAGCAACAAAGGAACAGAACCAACTGATGGGAAGAGCCGCATAAAAATCAAAAGGGGGGGCTTTGTAGTAAGCCCCCACTACCACTCATCTCGGAGCGACCAACTCAAGCACTGGAGCTTTCAACCGCATCAAAAAAGTCAGTGCCCAAAGCATACCTGTCACCAGCCCAGCTATCGTAAACGGAACCCCTACCGCCCCTCCCCATTTGATTCCGACCCAAAGCGCGCCACCCGCAAACAGGTAGCCCAGAAAAACGATACACAGAGTGCGGCGTATCTCTCTCCACAGGTGAGAGTTTTCCTCAGTGTAGGGACAGACTGCCAGCTCTGACATCACGTGATATGCAAGACCTCCCCCAAACAGTAGGGTAGCGAAAACAAAATACTGAAACACGCTGAATTCGTTTTCAGAAGCCATCACGAAGTACCAGAGAAACAGGCTGACTGCGAATCCCCACAGCAATAGAACACTTCGCTTTACATCGAAAAACTTTTTCATATACAACTCCCCTTGTATGTTAATTAAGCGCAAACCTGTTCTAGCCACTTCCAACTCGTGTAACGATCCCCCTGCCCCCTCAAATGCGTATACCGGCGCAGTGAGTTCCAATCCCTATGCCCCGACACACTTGAAACCCTCGGAATGTCCCAGTCCATCTCGAACAAGCGGCTCACCCCTTCATGCCGCAGGTCATGGAAATGCAGATCGTCGATGCCCAGCAACGGACACGCACGCGTGAACGAAGCCGACACCGAACTGGCGTTGTAGGGAAAGATCTCACGCTTGATCCTGGGCATGCTATGAAGGATCGCCCAGGCCTCGTCGGGTAGGTGACACCAGACGTCGTTACCGATCTTCTGCCCGGGGTTCTTCATGTCCCGCACCAGGACCGCTTGGCGGGCCTCGTCGAGATCCTCCCAACGGATCCTTGTGATTTCCTCCTGACGGCGCGTCGAGAAGATAGCGAACGCGACCATCTTCGGCATGGGAATGGAGTCGGGGCGTCGCACCAGGATCTCGAAAAAGTGCGTCATTAGACTGTCCAGCTCGTCGAGCGTCGGCCGGCGGTTGCGCTCCTTGCTCCTGCTCACCATCCCGAGCTTACGCAGCACCTTGCGGGCGTCAGGCATGGCCAGCGGATCTACCTCGTAGCCCCAGGCCGGTCGCGCCACGGACAGAACCGCACCCAGGTGCGACAGGTCGTTGCCGACCGTCTGCGCCTGAACACCGCCGCCCTCCTCGCTCATCCGCCACTGGGCGAACTCCACCAGCTTCTGGCTGGTCAGCGCCGAGTCGTCGAGATCGCCCAGCCAGGTTTCCTTGATCGCGTTTAGCGTCGAGTTCTTGGTTTTCCCCAGCGGCCGGATCTTCTCGTACTCGACCAGGTACTGCTCGATCATCTTCCTAATCGTCACGCCCTTGCGGTTGGCGCGCTCGATGGCGCCGGGCAGGGCCAACTCCGACTCACGTCGCTTGATCCAGGCCTGGGCTACCTGCTTGCGGTCGAAGGTTTGGCTTTCCTGATAGACTGTGCGCCCGTCCCGATTGATCCGTATCTGCGCCGTGTAGGCCGTAGAGTTGTCCTTGCGCTTGCGTGATGTGATCGTGCCCAT